TCCAGATAATTTAAAAACATTTAGTGGAAATACTTATGTAATTGCACATTGCAATGATCTTGAATATTTGTGGATTCCAAATACGATAACAACTGCTATTCCTGCAAATGCAATTATGAGTGGAAATAATATAAGAACCATTGAATTACAATCAGGTTTTAACATATCTGCAAACTTCTCAAATTGCACTAACTTAACTGCAGATTCAATAGAGAGAATGTTATATGCCTTAAAGAATTTAAGTGGAACCAGTGCTAAAACATTGACATTAGGTGAGACAAATTTAGCAAAGCTAAATGATAGTCAAATAGCAATCGCAACAAATAAAAACTGGACATTATCCTAGGAGGTACTTATGGAAAGATATTATGCTCAAGAAGGAAAGGTATTCAGATCTAAGATTGATGGAGCATACCTTTCAAATGTTCTTATTTTAGGTAAGAACGATTCAATTGAAAATTATGAAGAAGTAGATCCACCAATCTATGATGAAGGTGATGAAAATGTCTAAGTGTGTTTATGAAGAATATGAAAGATTGAAGAAGCTATTTATTAATGTAGATGAGTCAAAAGCAGAACTTGTAGATGAGCTACTAAAGAAGGCTTCTTTTTTAAAATCTGAATTAGATGTTTTGGAAACTAAAATCGAAAAATATGGTTCTATTGAAACTTCAAATAAGGGTAATGTTCGTGAGAGCATTTACTACAAAACATATTTACAAACAATTAATGTCTATCAATCAATCATAAGAACTTTAAATACTATTATGGGTAAGAATGTCATTGATCCAGATGATGAATTCGATGAGTTCATGAGTTCACTAAATGGATAGATATGAATTATTTAATTGAATATGTAAACGAAATAAATAAAGGCAATATTATTGTAGGAAAAGAACTAAAGAAAGTTCTTGATGATTTAGTAAAAGACCTAGATAATCCAAGATATATTTTTGATGAAAAACCAGGAAATACAAGGATATTATTCATAGAAAAGTTCTGTAAACACACTAAATCTCCGTTTAATGGTAAGCCTTTTATTTTGGAGTTATGGGAAAAGGCATTATTGCAAGTTGCCTATGGCTTCAAGATGGCAAGTACAGGTAAGAGAAGATTCACAGAAGTTATACTTCTGATTGCTCGTAAAAATGGTAAAACAACTTTTATCGCAGGTATAGATTTAGCTGAATTCTTCTTATCTAAAGGTGGAGTTGATATTGTATGTGCTTCAAATACAAACGATCAGGCATCTATTTTATTTGAAGAAATTAATAACATGAGGGAGCAATCAAAGTCACTATCTAAACCACATAGAAGTAAGAAAAATATCTTCTATATTTACTCGCCAAAAACTAAAAATAAAATTAAAAAGTTATCTGCTCAATCAAGAAACCTAGATGGTTTTAATATTGAGGTAGGTTGTATCGATGAAGTTCATGAAATGCCTGACTCAAAAGTCTACGATGCTATTAAACAATCTCAATCAACTAAAGAAGAACCTTTAATTTTTATTATTACAACTGAAGGTAAATGTGTAGGAGGATTCCTAGACAACAAACTTGATTATTGTAGAAAAATGATAAAGGGTGAGATTGAAGATGAGCACATCCTTCCATGGCTTTATACTCAAGACTCTGAAAGAGAGATCTTTGAAGATCCTTCTTCTTGGCAAAAGTCAAATCCATCATTAGGAGCCGTTAAGACTTATGCCTACTTGGAAGATATTATGAATAAAGCAAAGAACGATCTAGCAACTAGAGTCACGATGCTTTGCAAAGATTTTAATATCAAGCAATTAGAAGCAGGAAGTTGGTTAACTTTCAATGAAGTTAATAACGAAACAAAAATCGATATGGAATCATTAAGGAATAGTTATGCAGTAGCAGGAGTGGACCTTTCATCAACGACCGATTTGACATGTGCAGTATTAGTTATTATCAGAGATAATAAAAAGTATGTAATTCCACAATTTTTTATGCCAGATGAACTAGTCGATAAACGAATGCAAGAAGATAATGTCCCTTATGATATCTGGGTTAAAAGAGGATTGATAACTTTAAGTTCAGGAAGCCAGAATGATTTTTCAAAGGTTACTGAATGGTTTAGAAGTATGATTGAAAAATATGATATTAGACCTCTATGGGTTGGATACGATCCATGGAATTCTAAATACTGGGTTGATGAAATGGATAACGCCGGTTTTACTTTAGAGAAAGTAAGGCAGGGCGTTTTTAGTTTATCTGAACCTATGAAACAGCTAGAAGCAGATCTAAAAAACAAGATAGTTATTTATGATAACAATCCAGTGATGAAATGGTGTCTTGCAAACACTCAAGCAAAGGTAGATGTTAATGGAAACATTCAACCTTCAAAACTTAACTCCAAGTTCAAAAGAATTGATGGAGCAGTTGCATTGATTATTGCTTATGCCGTTTTAAATACATATAAGAAAGACTACGAGTCAATGATAAGTTAGGAGGCGTTACAATGGGGCTTTTTAGTAGAAAGAAAAAGACACAAGAACCAGTGAGTGAGTTTCGATTGGTTCATTCCAATCAAGTACCTTTAGTTCCATTTGGAACTAATATTTCTCAAAGTGATGTTGTTAAGGTTTGTATTGATCGAATTGCTACACATTGCTCTAAATTAAAAATGAGATATATAAAAGATTTAGGAAATGGATCGCAAACAGAGAAAAAAGGCGACATTTCATTTATCTTGAAGTATCGTCCTAACGAACTTATGACTCCTTCACAATTTATTTATAAAGTGGTTAGTTTAATGGTCTTAAATGATAACGCATTTGTCTATCCACTTTATGATAAGTACACATATGAACTTAAAGGTGTTTATCCTTTAAAGCCAATTTTAGTAGAACCTGCCATCGATAATATCGGTGGTTTATTTTTGAAGTTTTACTTTGAAGATGGAACAAATTATATGCTCCCATATGAGAATGTAATTCATTTAAAAAGGTTTTATACCAACAACGATATCTTTGGTGGAAATAACTCAAATGGAGATCATGAAGCAATTTTAAAGACAGTACAAATGAATGATGCTTTGCTTCAGGGTGTTCAAAGAGCGATGTTTTCTTCATTTCAAATTAAAGGTCTTTTAAAGATTAATGGAATGCTTAAGGAAACAGATAAACAAAAGCAGATTGATGAGTTTAATAGGATGCTGGAGGCTTCTATCAAAAATGATAGTGCAATCGTTCCTGTTGATGGGAAGGCAGAGTATGTACCTCTTTCAAGCGATCCTAAACTTGTTAATACGGATACTCTCAAGTTCACGCAAAGTAAGATCCTAGACTACTTTGGCGTGAGCTTGGAGATCTACTCAAATAATTATAATGAAAATCAATTCAATGCTTTTTATGAATCTGTGATTGAACCGATAGCGATTCAACTAAGTGAACTATTTTCAAATGGCTTATTAACTGATTCTCAACTTGAAAAAGGTGAGCAAATTATATTCTTTAGCGAAAGATTGCAATATGCTTCTTGGACTACAAAAGTAGGAGCAATTGAAAAGTTAATGGGACTAGGAATAATGTCTTTAAATGAATCTAGAGCATTACTAGGACTAGAACCAGTTGAAGGTGGGGATAAGAGATTACAATCTCTTAACTATGTAGACGCTACGAAAGCAAATCTATATCAAGTAAATCAGGATGATTCATCAAAAGTAAAGGAGGGAAAAGAAGATGAAGAACAATAAAGAAATTCGTCTAGCAGATGTCAGGTTTGAAGAGACAGAAGGCAAGATGATATTAGAAGGCTATGCTATAGTCTTCGAACAAGAAACTCTTATCGGTGATGAAGAGAGAGGGTTCGTTGAAGTAATTTCAAGAAGTGCATTACAAGATACATTTATGAAGGATGTTCCATTGAAGTATAACCACATGGACTCCTTTTTAATTTTGGCTCGTACAAAGAATAAATCTCTTACTTTGTCGGTAGATAACATTGGTTTAAAGATTCATGCAGAACTTATTGATACGCATTCAAATGAAGATGTTTATAAGATGGTTCGTGCTGGATTATTAGACAAAATGAGTTTTGCATTTACAGTGGCAAAACAAACATGGGATAGAAGTAAAAAAGTACCGGTTAGAAGAATTGAAAGCATCGATAGATTATTCGATGTTTCAGTTGTAGATCTACCTGCTTATGATGGTACTTCTATCTATTCACGCTCTTTAGAAATGGTGGATGCCGAGCTAAAGGCTATGGAGGTAGCTAGTCGTGAACAAGAAGCAAAAATCATCAAACAAAAAATCAACATTAAATCAAAATATTAGGAGGAGAAAACAATGAATTTAGTGAAGAGAAAACAAGAAATCGAATCTAGATTAGCAGAGATTCGTAAGGCGTCAGATACTGAAACTGATATTGAAAAATTAACTGCTCTTGAAAATGAATGCGACAAGCTTCAAGAAGAAAGAGCAATGATTGAAAAGAAGTTAGCACTTGCTTCTAAAACTGAATTTAAATCAGTTCATATTGTTGAAACAAAAGGTAAAACAAATGAAGAATTAGAAGCTCGTGGTAAAGCAATCAAAGAAGGTAGAGTTATCACTGTGTCAAGTGATGAAATCTTACTTCCAGATCATACTGCAGGAACAATTGCAGAAGTTCCTTATCGTGAAGTATCTACTTTAGTAGATAAAGTTCATGTAGTGAATTTAAATGGTGGGGAAACTTACAAAAAGTCTTTTGTTAAATCTCATGGCGAAGCAGGATTAACAGGCGAAGGCGAATCATACCACGAAACTGAACCTGAATATGGATATTTAACAATTACAAAAGTTAAGATTACTGCCTATACAGAAATCACAGAAGAACTTGAAAAATTACCTGCATTACCATACCAAGCAGAAGTATTAAAGAACATCAATATCTCTTTAAAGAAAAAGATTTCACAACAAATCATAAGAGGTGCTGGAGACTCAAATACTTTCACTGGTATTTTCTCTGATAAAGCAGTTGCTTTAGCAGATCAAAAAGAATTCTCAATTGCAGAAATCACTGACACTACTTTAGATGACATTATCTTTGCTTATGGTGGAGATGAAGAAGTCGAAGGTGGTGCAGTTTTAATTTTAAATAAAAATGACTTAAGAGCATTCGCAAAATTAAGAACTAAGGAAGGTAGAAAAGTACACATCATTGATTACAAAGCATGTACTATCGATGGCATTCCATATGTAATTAATTCTCATTGTAAGGCAATTAGTGATCCATCAACTAATGAGGGCGAATACTCAATTGCTTATGGTGCATTAAGCAACTATGAAGTACCTATCTTCTCAGGTGTAGAAATCGGTAAATCAACTGACTACAAATTTAAAGACGGAATTATCTGCTACAAAGCATCAGTATTCACTGGTGGTAACGTCGTAGGTTATAACGGATTCTTAAGAGTTAAGAAAGGTGCAGTAGCAAACGCTACAACAACAGAAGAAGAATAAACAATATTAAGTCAATAAAAGGTGGAGGGCTAAGGGTGTGCTAAGTGAGTAAATAGGAACAATGAAAAGAGTAAAAGTAAAAAGGTACAATGAAATCTCCCCTCTATAGCTATGGTTCGCCCTGGCGTATGTAAAGGAAAGTAAAAAGGAACAATGAAATGAAATGAGTAAAACGGTACATGAAAACGAAAAGGCCCGACAAAATGAAAAGGAGTGTTAATATGAGCGTACGAGACAATGACAAGTTTCTACAAAGAATCAAGAAAACTTTACTTATTCCTGCAGAAGACACATTTGCAGATGATGAAATAAAACTACATATAGAGACATGCTGTCAGTACCTAATCAGTACTGGTGTTCCAGATGATGTCGTAAGTAGTGAAAATCCTCTTGTAGAGGGTTTGATTCTCATTTATGTAAAGACATTTTTTGGTTTCAAAGCAGATGGAAGCGTAAAGGAACTTCCTGCAAGTTTTCACTTGTTGGTTCGTCAACTTGTGTTTACTTCCATGGAGGTGTAATTATGTTCTTTCCTAACGCCGTAAACACATCACTCTGCCTTTTAAATATTGTTAGTTCTACTGACTCGCTTGGCAACAAGCAGTTAGTAATAAAAAGCTCTAAAGAGGTGATGGGAATAACCAAATCCATCACTTCTAGTG